GTAAGCACGTCCCCCGTGTTAAATAACTTATATCCTGCGCCTGCCATGTCTCTCCTTAGTAGCTCAGCACGTTCGTGCCTAGTATACCGCTAATCGATGAATTTAATACGAATCCAGCCAACAAAGGCTCAGCCGTAAATAGGGTTGTATTCCATGTTGATTTCGTAATGTCGTGATGGATGCCATTGATAAGACTCGCCTGTGTGATACTCGTACTGCCGGGCATCGTCTTGGTAACCGTCACGCCATCAAGCAATTCGATGTCCACACCCGCTTTAGGCTTATTTGGGTTTGTATCGTCATAAAGATTAAGGGCAATGCTGTCAATGCGGATTTCAGGATCCTTGCGGGTAGCAAGGATGCCTTGCGCTTGGTTCAAAGCTTCCGTGTCAGTCTGAACAAGGATGCCTGTGCGGTTGCCTGAGTGCAAGAAATAGGTGTCAATGCTGGTCTGATCAAAAGCGTTTTGAGCTGTGCCGCCTGCGCGGGTAACGGTGACATCATTAAGGATCTGAGTGTCATCGAAAGCCACCACCGCGTTTGTGTAACTGATGTCTGAGCCTGTATCGGAGAAAGCATAAACGGACGTGGCTGGACGGCTAATAAGGTTGGTTCGACTAATAAAAGTGGCTTGCCCTTCGGCATCAATAAAGAATCCGCCAAACTCGCTATTTTCTACCGTTTGCAGGGCTTCTAAGGCGGTTCTAGTGGTTCCCGGATCTGCCTGAAGGGTTGAGTCACCCGTATCGATGGCTCGTAGGCTTACAGGGAAGGCAATGTCGTCTAGGATGGCATTAACACGAGCGCCCGAAAGCTGACCCGCTGGCGTACTTGCAACGGTTGAAATTGATGATCCAGCCATAAGTTTAGTGGCATCAATGCAGCGCAGGTTTACCGTAGAAAGATCCTCGTTCCCTTGACGAAATCCCGTGTCATAATTGGTAATAAACCCTGAAAATAGAAAATACTGAGAACCAAGGTAATCAGCATAAATAATGATTTGCCGAAGGGGAACCAAGTTTGGGTAATAGGCTCCCGCAGGGTTCATTGGATTCCAATCGCCATTCTGATCAAACAATGTCACGACCGCTGTTCCAGCTTCAAACTTAGATGTAATACGATTGCGACCACGGCGAATGGATACGGCACTCACTAAATTAGTGATTTCGACAGGTAATACGCCTGAACCTAGCCTGTTTGTTCCTAGAATCCCTTTAGTGGCAGAATCTAAGATCAATGGGTTGGTTTCGTAAGCGGTATCCGAATCAAAGTCTACAAAGACTCTTAGCGTGGGAGCTGCCATTAGATAGATGTGCTACTGACCAAGATTCCTTGACCAGCCTTCTGATTCTCATAAATTTGGTCTGTTATGATAGAAGATAAATCGCTTTCCTTTATCACGGAACCTTGAACAATTACAGTAATCGGTGAGCCGCCTTCATCTCTACGGCGGAAACGACTAGGATCAAACAAAGATTCAGACGTTATGCCCGGTGTATCAAATACGCCCATGGCACGTAATCTGGCTTGTTCATCGCCTAAAGCATTTAAGTTCGACAAAGAAGTGGCATCTGTCAAGGTATCAATGTGTTCTTTTAGCAAGAAATTGATTGCTGTTCCTGATTCGGTTGTGGCGCGCAATGCCGTCAATGTATCAATTTGATTCTCAATAACATCGGTGCTAATGGCAGGTGCTTTTGGATTAAATGGATTAGGAACCGTGAAGGATCCACGACCACCACGACCGCCACCACCACCGCCACCACCGCCACCACCGCCACCACCGCCGCCACCGCCGCCACCGCCGGGTGTAACGCTTGGCATGGTACGAATTTTGAGGGCAATAAGATCCAAATCAAATATGATTTTTTTCATTATTGCATCCCAATCCTCAAAAGGATTTTTTGCTTTTGGTACGTTTTTAATACCAAGTTCGATTAATGCGACATTTGCCTGAGCCGTAAGAATCTTGTTAATAACGTCTGTGATGGAATCGCCGGTTTTTACAATAACACCTAAATTGGCTAAAGCAGGTGCATTTAAAGCCAAAACTGCACTTGCAGCTTTTTCAGCCGCATCTGCAATATCGTTGTTTAATGCCAACAATGCCACTAAACGTAAACGTTGTTCCCCGTCAATCTGACCCTGTAAAGCAGCAACGATTTGGATGTTTTCCATATCAAATATCGTGCCAGCGCGCTTAAGTTGCAACGCCTCTTTTTCTTTCTTTAAGCGTTCACGTTCTTTCTTGGCAGCAAGATCGGCAGCCTTTTTACGATCTACTTCGATCTTCTTTTGTAGGGCTTGTTGCTTACGTAGATCTGCTAGAAACGCCCTGTTGGCGGCAGGATTATTTGCCATGCGATTAGCCGCAGCTTGTGGGTTATTAAAGCGCGCACGGATTTCTTCCAGCTTGCGCATTTCTTCTTCATCAATGCGGAAACCTGTTGAAAGTAAAGCTTTCGTGTATTCGATACTTACGCCAGCACGGCGGAATACATCACCGATGGCGGTGCCAAAATTAACAAGTTTTTGCAAACCTTTGTCATAATCGCCTGATCCAAGACTTGTTAAGAACGTAACAATGCCTTTGCCGATTTCTTCCGCTAAGTCACCAAATGCAATCTTGAGCAGTTCAATCTTGCCTGAATATGTTGTGGCGTTTTTTTGTGCCGCACCTTGGAATTGATCGCTTAATGCTGCAACGGTCTTTTCAAAACCTAGTGCTTCCAATTCTGCTGCCGTATAGGCAGTCTGTAATTTTCCAAGCGCGGTGAAGTTCCCATTGTACGCACGGCTTAAAGCGGCTGTAACTGCGCCCAAATCTTTGCCCGTGCCTGTTGATATGTCCATTGCAAGGTTAAGCAATGTCATAGACTTTTGAGCATCAAGCGTAGTGCTAATCAATTGCGCAATAGCAGGCGATAATTGATCCTTGTTGATTGCAGTCGCTTTTTCGCTAGCTTCTAAATAATCTTCAATTGCTTTTGTGTTATACGCCAAGCCTAGGTTACGTAAGCTGGTGGCAAGTCTTTGTGCTGCACGATCTTCCTCGGCGAAAGCCGTGACTGAACGCTTCAGGGCTTGGAAACCAGCAATGGCAATAAAAGTGCGCTTTGCGGTTCTAGTGAGATTATCAAACTTGCGCGTGAGGCTTGTGGTGCGTTTTTCGGCTGCCTTAAATCCTTTGTCTTTAAACTCAGAGGCAATATCAATGCGAATATTTGACATTAGGCTGCCTTTCGTAGCGTTGCCATGGCTTTAAACGCCTTGGATGCTTTGTCAATTGCTTTGAACGTAGCATCTAAAGCTTTGCCTTGGTTTTCATCGTAAGCTGCAAAAAGGATGCGACCGCGAGCCATCTGCGTATTATTGTGTGATTTCATCGGCCCAATGCCGTTCATACGACCAATGAAATGCGCACCTGCATTGGGATTGTTGCTGCGGCTTTGTCTGCTGCCGCTCATGCCTGATTCACGTCCAGCCGTTTCAGCAATCGCACCTGCGGCAGATTTGTTTAGCAATGAGTAAAGGCTAGAGAAACCTGAACGATTTCTTTTGCCCCGACTTAGTGAATATGTTAAACCGCGCTTGATTATTTGCGAATTGTATTTAGGAAAAGCCCTGCGACCTGACACACGACTAATAGGCTCATAACCTTTGTCGTCCCAATTGTAAAGATTGCCGGGAGCTTTCGCTGGCACTTTAGCCTTCGCATCGTTTGTGACTTCCTTCAAAGCCACGCGAATCTCAGCGTTCATTTGCTTCAAAAGGTCAGGCGCGTATTTCTTGAGAGCTTTCTTCAGCTCAGGTACGCCTTCGACCACGACCGGCATGTTTCGCTTCTTCCGCCTGTTTCTTTAGAACCTGATAAATCGCTTTCAATAGATCGCGATCCATATTGATAAATTCGCTAGGCGCAATACCCAGATTGACCGACAGTTCAGCTATTCGGTACGTCCAAGCATCGCGCGTTAGCCATTTGGGGAGTCATCTCCCAAAACCTCTACTGATTTCAAGGTTTCAAGAAACTTCTCCCCAAACGGAAATACATCGGGAGCCTGAGCCCTACGCAGACACTCCCAAGCAAGCCAATAAATGTCTGATTGCTTTTGATCCTCTTGAAAGGCTCGGTAAAAGCCTTTCTTGGTGTGCATCTCAAACGCGTACTCAACGGCTGGTGTGATGTCGTGTACCGACTCTGTACCGTCTGCCCTAGTTACTTTAAGTCTTGCCATTGCCCATTACTCCTTGTTTAGAATGTTCCTGATGATGCGACTGTTACCTTTGAATTGAGCGTAAAGGTAATGTCTTGCGTTCCAATATCGCCAACCGCACCGTTGATAGGTGTTAGGTTGTTTACTAGAATATCAAAAGTATACAACGGATTGGTCGCACTTACAGCAGGTGTCTTTTCCTGAACCATCTTGCAAGCTACGGTGGTTCCGAAAGCTGCATTGAGGGTTTGTAGAACCTGTGAAGTTGCGGTGTCGTTCAATAGAGAAACAGTCAAGGTTCCTGATTCCAAGCCCTTAACAAACTTGTGTGCAGTATCTCCCATAGCTGTTACTTCAAGTTCGTCAGCAGCATAGTTGAGAGTTACAGAAGTTACGTGGTCGCTAAGATCAATCGCGTTAATCTTTAGACCAACAGTATTGTTCAAAAATACAGCCATGTTAGCTTATTCCTCGTCTTTCTTTGTTGTTGGTTTTGGTGCTTTTTCGCTTGGCTCCACCTGACCGATCTTGATCAGAAAAGCCTCGCGCTCTTTGTCATTATCAGCCATTTGTTAGCTCCAATCGGATAGAACGCTGATTGATACTTCACCGGATAGCAGATCCCCTGCTACGCCGGTCAAGACTGCTGGTGCGCTGAAAGTCCCAATGGAGTATGCAATACTCGATGCTTCCAGCTTGTTTACTATATTCAAATAATAATCTTCAATGTTAATTAGGTTGCCTTGGTTATCAAACATTGGTGCAAGCACAATAAGTTTGAAATTGACCTTAGGCTTCACCGTCTTGTAATGGTCGTTACTTGGTTCGATGTAGGGGTCACCCGGTTGCACCACGATACTGTTAGCGAGGGGTGAGGCAGGTGGGAAGGAAAACACCTGCCACACCGCATTATCAGTTAGCGCAGTCGCGATTGTTCCACGTAGGGTAGAGATTGCTGACATTATCCTACTTGACCGCCCGGAGCTAAGTGATCCGCAAGCAAACCGCGAACTCGCGCCATGAGTGTGTTACCCATGCGATACGGTGATGGTTGAAAATCAGGTGAGATACCGCCAGCGTTAGATGCTTGGCGAGCTTGCCATATATCTACGGCAACCATGAGTGATGCTTCGTTGATTTCAGGTGTTGTTGAATAATCAATGCCGTTATACGGTCCCGTAATGACACCGTATGGCTTGACCGAATTGTAAACTTGATCTGCAGCAGTCTTGGCATAAGAAATTGAAAACGTGCTAGTTGCAGTAATGGTATAAGTGCCATTAAAGGTTGAGCCGCAGCGTGTCAATGTGACTGACTGACCTACGGCAAAAGGATGGGCGCTGGAAGTAAACACAGTCGCAACATTCGATGTTAGTTCTGTTGCCACGGCTTCAGCCGTGTTAAACCATAATTTGCCTTTTACAATGTTTTCAGCTGCTTGACAACATTCTTCAACAATAGCCGATGAATAAAGATTGCCAATACCAAGCGCAGATCGTAATGCGGCTTCAGTAACATATGTCGCTGGCATTTCTTTATCCTTTCAATGTTAGCCCTGCCGCAAGGGCTGTGCGGCAGGGTAACTCTACTTCTAGGCTATTACGCCTTGTTGAACTTGAACGCGCCTGCACCTGTCTTGGTAGCAATTGCGTAGTAACCGTACATTCCAATTTCAACCTTGCCGGTTCCGACCTTTTCAGCGCGGAGTTGTAGGCGTGGTGATTCGTACCATGTGTAGGAATCGCGGTTTACAACGATGATGGAGTTATCGGCTTCACCTGTCATTGTGTAATCGACATAGAGTGGGAGTCCGAGAATTGTTCCACGAATTGCAGAAACGGAAAGATCACCGGCTGCGTTCTGTGGAGCTGCTGCATTGAAAATTGGGCGATTCTGTGAATCTACCAATCCGGTGATGTTGCTCCATTGTGTCGGAGAAACAATTACGCCGGTCGCGAAGCGGAAGGTGTTTGTGTAGATGGATGCACCTGCACGTGCGATGAACGCTGCGAGTTCTGCGCCGTCCCATGGAAGGGTTACGGTTGTTGAATCGAGAGTTCCGTTTGTTGCGAGCGCTGATCCTACTGCGGTGTTTGTGGACTTAGCATAAGCATCGCCCATAAGTGCGAGAAGCTCAGAAAGAAACGCAGGGCTTGTGCGGTCGAGAACTTCAACCGAAAATAGCTGCATGCCGGCTGCCTTCTTGACATCGACATCAAGATATTCGATTTCAACCTGATCATCGGTGAAAGCTCCACCTTCAGCGACAGGTGCGCCCACGCCCGGAACGCTCTTAACGCGTGGAATCTGGAACTTCATACCTGCATCTGGTAGAACGCCAGATGAAATTGCTTCGATTGAAGCACGTGTACCTGTGGACTTAGGATTCCAAATCTCTGTCAATTGACGTGTTGGAACAAGACCGGGAACATCTGCAACGGTGTCGGTGTCGGATGCTGCTGCAATCCATTGACGAGCTGACTCGTCACCGAAAATGTTTGCTTTGATTGTGTTTTCAAGCATTGACAACGGAGTCACGTTAATACGTGGCTTCGCGTAAATTGGTGCTGCAACAGTTGGGCGAGCAGCCTCTACCGCAGGGGCTTCGACCTTAGGCTCAACGGTTGCGGTGTCTGGAGTATTCTCCACGACTGCCTCGCTTTCGTTTGTAGTTGGTTCAACGACTTCTTCTTCGGAAGCCGCCACGCTCAAAACTTCAGCACTCTTAAAAGCCGCAGCCTGTACGAGTGATACTTCTTTGAGCAAACTTGATTTAACTCTGTAACGATCTTTGTCTTTCTTGCCAGCAATAACTTCAACGCCAACGGATAGACCGCTGCGGAGTTGTTCGCTCGCTTCAATAAGCGCGTCATTGCCGCGCGATGTATTTGCTACCTTGAAGGTTGCATAAATTCCTGATTCATCTTCGGTAAATGAAATCAGGCGACCAATTGGCTTCTTGGCATCATGCTCTAATAGAAGTTTTGGTTTTGGGTTTGTCGGAATCTCAATTGAGCCAGCTTCAAATACGACTTTGCCGACATTGGTATAACCGACTTCTGAATCACCGAATGGGACAATCTTGCCGGTGATGGTGCGTTCTTCTGCGTTGCAGGTAACGTCACTACTGAACTGAAGTAACATCTTCGTTTCCATTTGGTGTTAGATCTTCCATTTCCATTGCTTGATCAAGTGTAATCAAGCCGAGAGATAGCATTTTTTCAATGACGTTCAAACGCTCCATCGGATCAACCCGAAGGAAAGCAGAATCAACATCAAATTTAACAACATTGCCTCGCGCCGTTATATCATCCATGGACAAACGATCCTGAATTGCGTTGATGTACGGTGCGAGTGATAGCGCAACGAATTGTTTGCGTTCATCTTGAACATTTGCATAAGTCATGCTGTTGTTCATATCTGCACTAATGTAATAGGCAGGAACGTTCATCATTCGTGCAATTTGAGTAGCTGTGTTTTGAATTGCATCAACAAACATCATGTCGCGTGGGCTAAATGATGTTGGTTGGTATTCAAGTGTGCTAGTTAGGTAAGCGGTGCTGCGTTGTTCGCGCGCGGCTTTCCATGCAGACAGAATTCCTTGAACTTCGGCAGGTGCTAGATCTGCACCGGTGTTTTTAATTACACCTGAAGGCATTGGAGTTGATGTTGCGACACGCGCTGCCTTTTCAAGATCAATGGCGCTGCGAAGTGTGCGAGCGCCCCGCTGCAAAATACCTTCATCTTGTGCTTGGAATGTGACAAGTGATCCAAGACCTGACATTGGAACAGGTGAACCATCGATTGTGTATTGTGTAATGAAATTTGTATTTGCATCGGTTGTAAATGAAACGCGACCGGGTGCTACCCATTCAAAACGAGCAGGGCGAGCATCATCAAAATAAACTTCAGTCACGCGCCAATATGCAACGCCGAAGAAAATCAACGAATCAACAGTCCACGCGATTGTTACAGATCGTGGTTGTGTTGTTGATGGTTGTTCTAGCCACAATGGCTTACCTAATTCTTCGCCACTTGACTTTTTGTAAAGTTCCATTGGCAAACCGCCAATTGTGCAAGCAATTAAATTACGGCAACGTGCAACGCTTGGAACTGAC